CAGAGTTTGGTCTTTTTATGATAGTTTCTAAGTTAGCTAACTTTTCATTAACTTGCTCTTGAGCCTTTTCGGATTGTGTAACTCTTTGGTTGAAATCCTCAAGAGAATTCATTTTTTGTTCAATGTTTTCAATCTTGTCGTCCAACAAAGGATCACTCAAACCTTTTTCAATCTGCTCTAGCTTTTCGTCATTTGCTTTTTTGAATTCTTCAAAAGCCTTTCCGTACTCGCTGAGAGCGTCTTTTATAACTTCTTCAGTCATATCAAAGCTCCTTATAAAGTTTTTAAAGTTTGGGTTAAATTTTTTATGGCATCTACCAATTCAGTATCTTCTTCAACATCTCGTTGAACAAACACCTCGTGAACTGCTTTTGCAGCCACCTTTGCTTCTGAACGAGAAAGATTGAAAGCATCTCGCATTCCATTTTCCCATTCCCTAATAGTAATATCTTCTGACTTCACCATTTCCACCTGCGCTCTAGGGTTCATGGGGAAAGTCACTAAAGATACTTCCATTAATTCTACTTCCTCTATGATTCGCTTTCTTGTGCGTTTGTCATAGTGATAACCTTTTTCATTGGTTCTAAAACCAATAGATAATCCAGATAAAGCTCCCATCTTCATCAGTTCAAAGGCTTCTTTACCTGCTTGTGTACCTAACGCTAATTTACCTTTCACATAAAGACCTTTTTCATCTTCTCTTATTTCTTCGTAAACTCCTATAGGCATATCTGATTTGTGTTGATAAAGCATCTTCACACCTTTTGGACCTTTCTTTTTCAAAGATTTTTCAAAAGCTCCTTTTTTTATGACGTCATTGCCTAAATCCGTGTTGTTAAAAACAGAGCCATACCCCTCAAAAACACCTTCCTCTTTTTCTTCATCGTCCATCGGCATTTTTATATCGGCTTTGAATTGAATCTGAGTCTCGTAATCTTTTGTCTCATTACAAGAGCAATCTTCTTTTTTCTTAGGCTTCTTCGGCTTTTTCTTGTCATCGTCATCATCGTTATAACCGCTCACATCTCTCCCTTCCGCAGCGATGTACGCATCGTGCGATGCACAAGGCATATATACTGTTTTACCATCTTCTGTGTGTGAGTGTGTGCCTGAACAGCCTATTTGTTCTGCTCTTGCTTCCGCTTCGGCTTCTGTCGTAAAGACATCGTCCCTCAGTTCTTGTTTAGCTTGGTCATTCCCTTTGGAGTCATCGTATGCGTTTGCACAGACAGCGTACCTTTGATCTTGATCATATTCATCAGTCATAGTGCTATCTCCCATGCATCTGTTTAAATAATCCTCTCTGCTTTCATCCCTACTTGGTTTCGGTATCGGCATAATAAATTGTATTATAAATTGTTATCAATTAACAATATCATTTTCATCGGCATAGATTATCACACATCTACAGTTAATAACATTTTTGGCTCCGCCTCTTGCATCGCCTGCATATGCCATTGGTAATCCGCCAACGACAAAATCGTCATCCATGCCAACTCTTTGTCCGTTAGCTTCAGCATGAATAGACCTTGTTCTTGAATCGTTTGTTGCCACCCATTGTTTGACCATAGGAATTGCATAATCATCTTTAACCTTTTGATGATAAGAATGATTAGCAAAACTCGCTGCGTTATGTGTTTCAGTTCTTGCTATTAAAGCTCCTCTGCTTCTGATTATTGGAAGAATGATTTTATCTATCTCTTTTGCTATTTGCGGTAGCGTTAGATTGTTTGCTCTACCATCTTTAATAATTTTATCAACTCTCCTTGCCAATCTATCTGAAACTCCTACTAGAAAAAGTTCTCTTGAGCGAAAATACTCATTAGCCAAGTTATCAATATCTACATTTCTATCAAAAACTAATGCTTCTTCTTTAATTAAATCTTTGTACTTAGCTTCATTCATATCATAAACCATACGAAAAATTCTTTTGAAGTGTTGTAACATTACTGGAAAAAGTTCTTCGTTTATTGCTCCAACCAAAACATCTTTTTCAAAGACACCAGTTTCCTGATAAATAAATGTTCTTGTTCTGACTGCTTTTCTTAAAAGACTGGTTAGCTTTCTTAACAAGATTCTTTCTAAGTTTCTTCTTATTCTTAATTGTTGTCTAACTTCTTTTGCTCTGTTTATTCTTCCTTGTCGGAAGTTGAAAAGTTTTTTTAGTTCCCTTGCTAAATTCATTGATTGTGTTGTCTTAGCATCTGTTGTTTTCTTAAATCAGCTAAAGTCTTTTTGGACTTTTTTTTTGATGAGTCTGCTTCATTTAGAACTCAATGGGTGTCCTTTAGGAAAAAGATCGTTGTCGTGTTTGCCGCCTTGATGTCTGCCTGTTCTTAAAGCAAAAAGGAAACTGTTCACGCGAGCATAAGCCCAACGATCAGCTCCACCTTGCCTTCTTACTGCAGGTCTAACCGAACTTGGATTCGTGTTGAAGGCTCCCACTCCTCTTCGGAATACAGCTTCTAACATTCTAACTGTGGCTCTTTTTTTAGGATTGTCGCCATATTTCTCGTTGTGTTCATCTACTTTATTTTTGAGAGCTTCTTTTACTTTGGCTGATACTTGCTTGGTATCTTCAACCGAGTCAATCCACCAACCCTCTTCAAAAGGTAGCTCTAAATCTTCAAGCCACTTTCTACCTTCAAGTTTTTTTGTGAGTTCAAGAATCACATCTTTCATGCCTTGTTCGCCAAGAGTTCCTATTACTCCCCATTTTAGTTGAGCTACCACTCCGCCCACATTAGACAAGTTCGGCTCTTTAGAACCATCTTTGAAAGCCTGACCATCTCGGAAATGCCTTGCTGCCCATGCTTCTCTTTCTTTTATCCATGATAGAACTGCAGGTGTTTCAGAGCCTTCTCTTGCTCTACCCCATAAGACAAATGCTTCATTGCCCCTTATATTGCCACCTGCTTTCCAAATTTGTTTCCCAACACCTTCTTCCTTAGTATTTTTGGCAAACTCATAACTGAATTGAGGATAGTTTGAATTTCTTAGACTAATTTTTTTATTGTCCCCTGCTTTTGGGAAGTTCGTTAAATCATCGTCTTTAAGAAAATCTTCATATTCTTTCTCATCATCTTCTTCCAATGGATTTTCAGGTTCTTCTGGGGCTTCGCTTCCCAGTGGGAATAGAGTTGCAGATATATAGATATCATCACCGCCATTGACAGGGGAAAGTCCTATAATCTCCCTTGCCTCGTTTCTTGTCATAATTCCTGCATTTACCGCAGAGGTTATGTTTTCGTAAGTTTTTCTTTTTCTTTCTGCTAATGCAGGTATGGCATCAATGTCGTATTGAAAATCAAGAGCATCACTAAACATAGGCACAAGCCACTCATTCAAGTCTGATTGGATTAGTTTCAGATGCGGAATGATTGTTTCTTCATACAAAGCTAATCTAGCCTCTGCCACATTTGAGTAAGTTTGATTGTCAGGCACACCAACGAGCTGACTTGGCACACCGAAGCAAAGAGCAATATCTGTGGCACTCATGTGCTTGAGATTAATAAAGTCCATATCTTTTGGCGATAGACCCATTTCTTTCCAATCAAAGTCGCCTTCTAACAGCATAGGTCTCCCTGCATTGCCTGTGCCTACAAATCTGTTATTTAAGTCTGTCAGCAGTTGTTGTCTTTGGCTTTCTGTAAGGTTGACTGTGAAGCCTTGATCATCTTTTGGTTTGAATATCACAGCTCCACTTGGTCTTGCTCCATTATTCAAAAGGTTGATATTGTGCTTTGAAGAGAGGTTATGTTGATCTACTTCCACTGCTGCTGCTTGTAAAGGCGAACACCCATAATAATCATCAAGTGGATTCCAAAGTTTTATATGCTTTATATCTGAAAAACCTGTGTCTTGGTCAACATCAAAAACATCTTGCACTCTGCCATTGACTATATATTCGTATCTTTGCGGTATAGGTTTGCCACCACCTTTAATTTGTATTCTGTCAGGTCTAAGAAGATGTAACTCTCTAGGTGCACCAACATCTGAGCCGACTTTTAAAACATAAGCATTTCCACTTAAAAGTAAAAACCCAAATAGACTGTTGAAGAACTCTGAGTATGATTGTTGTGGGTTTGGTCTGTTTAAAAGGTCAATCAATGGGTGTTGTTCAATTACTTGGTCGCCTGATTTGACCATAAAATTGACTGCACCTGCTCCCTTTGAAATCTCATTTACGCAACGAAAGACTATTGCGTTTTTCATGTAGCCTTCTTTGGCTAGGTCTTGATACTTATAATTCTTAGCATCTCCTGAACCTACACCAAAATAGCCAACCATATTTGATTGCATGGATTTTTGCTGCGGTCTGAAAATATTCCTTATGTTATCTATTAATGCCATGATTACCTCTTAGCTTATCCTCCAATTTATCTCCCCCCTAGATTTGCTTAGTTCTGTTAAACCCCAAACTAAAGCATCTAATCTGTCTGGCGAAGGTTTCAATTGTCCTGTGAAAGTGCACATTTGAGATTCCAACTCAGGGAAAACTCCCATGTGATGTACTCTTTCTTGCTCGTACAATGAGGCGATTGGCTCTGCTCTTACTAGCTTCCCTCTGGTAGCTTGTACTGACCTATATGGAATATTAACATCAAAGTTACGCAAAAGTCTTTCCACAAGGTCACCGCCATTGTTTGTTTCTGCTACTATTTTATCAGCATTCCAATCATAAAACAGATTTATAGCTTTCCTAGCCCACCTGTCAGGTGTCATTTTTCCACTTGCATCTTCCAAAACATAAAATCGTTTTTGGCGATCTTTGCCGACTACTACAATGCCTGTTTCATCAGAGTTTTCATTTGCAGTAACAGCAGGGTCAATAGCTACGATTATATCTGTGAGTTCTTGTTCTTCTTGTTCGCTCATTCTTGTTTTTTCTATCATAGGAAGATTCCACAATGCACCATCTATTGATTCAATGACTTCAGCGAACAATTCTTGCCTACCTAAAGTTGTGCCTTCATATCTTTCTTTTAGCATCTGTAAAGCAGATTCAGCTAAGTTTTCTTCATTTTCAAATGTGCTGCCCCTTGTTACATGACAATCCTCTCTTTCAATCAAATCTTTTATTAGTTTGGTGGGCTTTGGGGTAGTTGTGATTACACACTGTGGGTTTTTACCTAGACGCAGACCAAACATAAGTTGGTCAAATGCTTCCGGATATCTCCATGCAGCCAACTCATCACACCATGCTCTATGAAACTGCGGTCCACGAAGTCTGTCTGGCTCTTGTGCTGCATATCCTGAAATTTTTGAGCCATTGTGCAATCTTATTTCCGCTGTTGATGAGGAGTAACCTTTGTAATCTCTAGTTTTTGCATAACACTCTTTTGGAATTATTGATATCAGACCGCTGTGTCCGCCAAAGCAAACTCTTCTTAAATCTCCATGAGTTGGAGCCACAACCGCACAATTCACATTAGGGTTTCTTAAAGCATAAAGAGCGATGTCTTGTGCACCTGTTCTTGTCTTGCCCCAACCACGACCAGCTAGAATAAGCCATATATAAAATTGTTCCTTTGGAGAAACTTGCTTTGCTCTAGCTGTTTTTAGCCAATCAGTGTACAGAGCTATCGTCTGCTTGTTGCCTATCTCTTGCAACTGAGTCAAGCAATTCCATAGCTTCTCTGAAGGCATTTTCTTCTGAGATGTTTGCATTAAGTTCTACTTTTTCTGTTGATTCTCCCAATGCAAGTTTAGCAAGTTTCTGAGCTGCTATTGCTGCATTGGCTAGTGCGTTTATTTGTGATGGTATAAAACTCTTTTTGCCATTGTTTATGTCGTCTGTATTTTTTCTTAAGTTCTGACCAACTGTAGCCATAAGTGCCTTTGCTAAGTTGATAGAAGTGTTATCAAATTTCTTTGATTCTTCGGATAAGTTCTTTGCTCTTTCTTGGTCTAGTTTTTGAGTGTATTCCATTTGGAACTTTTCTCGTTCAACTTTCCAACTTTCTTTATTAGCTACCCTGTATAAAGTTGATTTGGCAACTTTATGTTTTTTTGATAATTCGTCTAAAGAGTAAGTAATTCTTGCCCCTGTATCATCAGACAAGCCCTGAACAAATTCATTCCTTATCTTTAGTTTGAGATGCTCTGTAAGTTTTTGAGATGTGCTTTTTTTACTCATAAATTCTCAGAATTTCCCATAATATAATTCATAGTGCTGTCTATGTAAAACAAACTAATTTAATATTTATTCCGAAAAGGGTTGCTCTTTTTCTAAAATAAGCGATAATATAATTATATAAATTGAAGGTAATATAAAATGAGAGCTAAATTGATAACCCTTGAAGTCCGATTCTGGAACTTCTTAGATCGTTTTAACTTGATTATAGGCATGCTTGTGTTTGCAGGTGGCTGCCATACTTTCAATTATCTTTTAACTTTAATTAATGAGGTATTTTAATGAGTATTTTAAATAAAAGTGATGATGTGATGATTGAGGATAACTCAACATTGGACTATTTCCAAATAAAAGAGATGCGTCAAATTACAGAGTTTAATGCTAAAGGTAATCACTACTATTTGGAATTTATTATTTGGGAAGAAATGAAGTCTAAATTAGATGGTTCTATTTCTAAGCATTACACCAAAGCAATAAAAAATTGGGATGGTAAAGAATCAACTAAATATGATGTTCTTAGCTCTTTGACTAACGAGCTTGAAGAAAGGAGGTTAGCGTAATGGCAGGAGTACATGGCTCAGGGGTTTGTCCTAATTGTAACAACCAAGATGCAGATGCATTTTGGGATAGCAGAAATGGAAATAAAATCTCTTGTAAAGAATGTGGTTATGATTCTGATTGGAATATGAGTGAGTCGGACAAGATGAAGATTCAGCTCAGGAAATTATCCAATAAAGGATTATTTGAAGT